GAAGCAGTGGTAAAATCCTATGAAAAGAAAAATTCAGAAGATGGAGATTACTTCTAATGATTAAAGTAGGTAACTATACAATTGAAGAGTCTGTTTATAATATTTTACTTAAAGTTAAGAGAGAATTAACTAATGGTAAATTAAGTAAAATTGAGAAAAAGGCAGGTCAAGTAGTTATTTCTTGTCCTTATCATTCAGAGAGCATTCCTTCTTGTTATGTTAATGAGGATGGAATATGGCATTGTTTTTCCTGTCAAGAATCAGGGAAACTCCCTAAACTAATAGGTGAGTGCTTTGATGCAGATGAAAAATATGGTAAGCAGTGGCTAGTATCTAACTATGTAGGAGATGTCTTAGTAGAGCATAAAGAAAATCTTTTTGATGATAATTTATTTGAAGATAAAAAGGAAGAGTTTCTTGATGAATCTATACTTGATAAATATGAGGATTGGCACCCATATTTAGATAAGAGACATCTTGATAAGGATATTTGTAGGTTATTCAAAGTTAAGTATGATGCTGAAAAGGAGATGATTGTGTTTCCTGTGTGGGATGAGCATAACAGATTATATATGCTCACTAGAAGGAGTGTTAATGATAAAACATTCCACATAGACTATAATAAAGAAAAACCAGTATATTTACTTAACTACATTATAAAGAAGGGTATCCCTGAAGTAACTGTGTGTGAAAGTCAAATTAATGCTCTCACATGTTATGGGTTTGGATACCCTGCAATAGCCATGTTTGGTACAGGTACAGATTATCAATATAAAATACTTAATAAGAGTGGAATCAGATTCTATCATCTAGCCTTTGATGGAGATGATGCAGGTAGGAAAGCAACTAAGAAATTTATTGATAATATTACAAATGCATTTATTGATGTAATAATGATTCCTGAGCATAAAGATGTGAATGACCTGACTCAAGAAGAATTTGATAACCTTGAGGTGTTGAGTTCTTCAGATTGGCTAGAAAAATATTGTAAAAATAAAAAATAAAGTTATATAATATATAATATATGGAGGAAAATTAATCATGGGAAAATACTCATATGATAGTTATTCAAAAATGGAAGCAGGAACACCTGCAGCACCTAAGAAGGAATTTCCAAGAGTTGGATATTTCTATTTAAGTGATGATAAGACAACTGCAATTGTTAGATTTGATGTCTCTTCAGGAGAGGATTTAGTTATTGCTGATGTCCATAATGTAAAAGTGGGAGATAGATGGAGAAATGTTGCATGTCTTAGAGATAGTGACAGTGAACCATGGAATAAGTGCCCTCTTTGTGAACATAGTATTAAGACAAGGTCTACAAAGGTATTTGTTAGGATGCTTGAATATGTTTATGAGGATAATAAAGTTGTTGCAAAACCAGTTGTGTGGACTAGATACAAAGGCTTTGCTGATGAATTAATTAGAGATTTAAATGATTATGGTGATTTAAGAGATTGCTTATTTAAAGTTACTAGAATTAAAGAGAATGGAAAGACATCCTATGATGTTAAATACCAACCAGATAAGGGTATTTATACTGAGGAAGCAGGATATGTTAAAGATTTCTCTGCCTTTAAGAACTTTATGGTGAATAAACACTCTTTTATGGAGAGAACCTTTGATGAATTAAAAGCATTTGTTGAAACAGGTGAAATGGCTTCAAGAAAGCCTGCTGAAAAGTCTTCTATTGAAAGTACTCCAGTAACTGCACCTACACCAACTACATCAACTGCAGTGGAAAAACCTGTAATTACAACTTCTGAGGTGCCAACACACCCTGCATATGAAGATGTTGCACCTGTTTATGGAACAGAACCTGCAGAAGAAGTTAGTAAACCTGAAGTAAAAGATAATCCTCTTGAATCCAGAAGAAGAAGATATAATTTTGACTAATAATTATGACTGAAGATTTAAGTTTATGGTATACTTCATTTGAAGAAGATAAGTCTGTTCTAGATAAGATTAAATCTCCTAAAAAGATTACATCTAGAAAGAGTACTAAGTCTTTTAGTCTTGCAGATAAACTTATTAGTATTCAAAATGAGGTGTATAAAATTTTAGGCAAGCATGCTCAAGATACTTTAGTCATTACCAAAAGAGAAGAATTAACCAAATATATTGATAAAGCAATATTCAATGGAATAATTGCAATAGATACTGAAACAAACAATAGTTTAGACCCTTTGACTTGTAAGTTGATGGGTCCTTGTTTGTATACTTATAATCAAAAGCAAGTATATATCCCTATTAATCATGTAGATATTAATACAAGAGAGAAATTACAAAATCAATTGACTGAAAATGATGTTAGAGAAGAATTTCAAAGACTTGTAAATAATAATGTCAAGATTGTCATGCATAATGCTTCATTTGATATTAGAGTTATTCAATGTACTTGCAAGATTGAACTTCCTTGTTATTGGGATACTCAAATAGCCTGCAGAATTCTTGATGAGAATGACAGTTCTAGAAGTGATTCTAGTTTGAAAGTTCAGTACTTAAGGCATGTGGACCCAACTCATGAAAAATATAGCATTGAAAGTTTCTTTGGAGGGATTGAATATGCAATAGTCTCTCCTGACTTATTTGCATTATATGCTGCAACTGATGCTATGATGACTCTTAGACTTTATGATTATCAGAAAGCAGAATTTGAAAAACCTGATAATGAAAAGATTCTTAAGTTATTCCTAAATGTTGAAATGCCTCTAGTTAGAGTAGTTAAAGACATGGAACTTAGAGGTATTGAAATTGACCAAGAATATGCAAAGAGACTTGGAGATAAATACTCTAGACAAATTGAAGAGTATCAAGTTCAAATTGATGCAGAACTTCAAGAATTAAAGCCACTTATTGATGAGTGGAGAACTACTGATGAGGCAAACATTAAACAAAAGAATGCCAAATCAGAAGATGGTGGCAAATCTAAGAATGAACAATTAGAATGGCCAATCAATCTGGAATCTCCTTCCCAACTAGCAATTTTATTATATGATATCTTAAAAGCACCTGTGGTAGACAGACAGAAACCAAGAGGTACTGCAGAAGAGATTCTTGAACAACTAGAGTTTCCTATCTGTAAATTAATTATTAAGAGGAAGAAGTTATTAAAGTTGTATAGAGATTTTATTGTAGCACTTCCTCAACAAGTTAATTTTGATAATAGAATTCACTGTAGTTTCAAACAATGCGGCACTGATACAGGAAGATTCTCTTGTACTGAGCCTAACTTGCAACAAGTTCCTTCACATGCTAAAGAAGTCAGAATGATGTTTAAAGCATCTGATGGCCACATGATAGTTGGTTCAGATTACTCGGCACAGGAACCAAGGCTTACAGCAAATGCATCTCAAGATGAGACAATGCTTCAAGCATATAAAGATAAAAAAGATTTGTATGCAGTTATTGCATCAATGTCATTTGATAAGCCATATGAGGAATGTCTTGAGTTCAATCCTGTAACAGGAGAGAAACAAGTTGAAGGAAAAGAAAGAAGAAGTCAAGCCAAGTCAGTTCTTCTTGGTCTAGAATATGGTAGAGGTGCTGCCTCTATTGGTGAGCAAATTGGAAAGTCCAAAACAGAAGCACAAGGCATTATTGATAAATTCTTCAAGGCATTTCCTAAAGTTAAGAAGTGGATTGATGATACTCATAAGAAAGTTAGAAAGTTAGGATATGTTGAAGATTGGTATGGTAGAAGAAGAAGACTTCCTAATATTATGCTTCCTGATTATCTAATTGAACCTAAAAATAAAGATAAAAATGAATTAAGTAATTTTAATCCTTTCTTGATTTGTTCAGATAGAACTAATTCAGAATTTGAAAAACAAAAGAAAGAATATGAAAAAAGATTAAAACTTTGTAAATCAAAAGCCCAGTCTTCAGAAGTAATAGAAGATGCCTCTAGAAATAATATATACATTAGAAGTAATTCAAATCTTATTGCTGAAGCAGAAAGGCAATCAGTTAACTCAATCATTCAAGGTGGTGCTGCTACTCTTACAAAGTTGGCAATGATTAACATCAATAATGATGAAGAACTCAATAGATTGGGATTTCATCTGTTAATTACAATTCATGATGAAGTCTTAGGTGAATGTCCTCAAGAAAATGCAGATGCAGTTGCAAAAAGACTTACTAAAGTTATGATTGACACTGCAAAGCCTTATATGGAAGTCCCTATGAGTTGTGATGCATATGTAGTATCTCATTGGTATGAAGATGAAATGAAGGCTGTCATTCAAGATGAGTTTGAAAAATTGAAGAAAAATTCTACAGAGGATAAAGCCTTAGAGCAACTTATCCTTAACCATGTAGAATGTGAAAAAGAATTCATTTTAAATGCAGTAGGTGATATAAATGGTTAGAGATAATTTTGCAGTATTCATTCTGAGTCATGGGAGAGCCAATAACCTTATTACTTTAAATTCCCTTAAAAGGTGTGGATATAGTGGAAAGTGGTTTGTAATTGTAGACAATGAAGATTCTACTATTGAAGAATATATTAAAGTTTGTGGAGAAGAGCATGTAATTGTTTTTGATAAACTGGCAACATCCAAGACATTTGATACATTTGATTTATCTGATAATAGAAAAACAATTGTCTATGCTAGAAATGAATGTTTCAAAATTGCAAAAAGTTTAGGATTGGATTATTTCTTGGAATTAGATGATGATTACAGATGGTTTGAATTTAGATGGCCAGAAGGAAATGTATTAAAAACTAAAGAGATGAAAAACATTGATGAAGTATTTGAAGCATTTCTAACATTTCTAGATGAGACAGATTCAAAGACAATAGCATTTGCTCAGGGAGGAGACTTGATTGGTGGAGTGAATGGCTCTAAATTTAAGCAAGGATTAGTGAGAAAAGCCATGAATAGTTTCTTCTGCAAGGTAGATAGGCCATTTACATTTATTGGAAGAATCAATGAAGATGTAAATACTTATACAACTTTAGGCTCTAGAGGAGATTTATTCTTCACTTATACCAGAGTGGATTTAGTTCAAGTAAATACTCAAAAAAATGAAGGTGGAATGAGTGATGTGTATATGGATTATGGAACATATAATAAATCCTTTTATACAGTTATGACTATGCCTTCCTGTGTGAAGATAGGAATGATGGGAGATAAGCATCAAAGAATTCATCATACAATAGATTGGGATTCATGTGTACCAAAAATAATTAGTGATAAATTTAGAAAAATAGGTGTATAATAAATATAGGTGTTAAAATGATTAAGACTGAAACATTATTTGAAATTGAAGAGACTGAAGAAGATAAGAAGTATACAACTAAGGTAGGTATTCCTCAATATCTTCCAAGTAAAGAGTGTCCAAGATTGGATTCTCTTGTTGGGTTAAAGAAATACCAAGAACTGATGCAAGAGATTTATAATTCTAATGTCTCAGAAGAAGAAAAAGAATTTTTGAAGTTAAGTGCATCAAGACACTTAGTATTTAATTATTCTAAGATTGCAGATTATTATGCACATGCAACTCCAGAGATGCAAAGGCTTATGGAGAAAAGTGCCTTAGTTATAATAGATATTGAGGATGCTATAGCCAATGGTTATGTAAAACTCAGTGAAAAAATAAAAAGAATTATGGAAGAATCAGGAGAATAGATAAATGATTTTTAAGACAAAGGAATTGCAGGAAGCCTGCAAAGGTATTTTAGAAGCAGTTGATGAGAGTTCAGATGCTTTAGTTACTGAAACATTAGAACTCACTGCAAAGGATGGTAGAATCTTATTAAGTGTAACTAATAGAGAGTATTTTGTTACAGTTTCTATTCCAATAGATAGTGATGAAAAATTGCATGCAGTTATTTCTGCAAGTTTATTCTTAAAACTTGTTGCAAAGATTACAACAGACACTATCAATATGACTATTGTTGATAATGCATTAGTAGTTAAGGGTAATGGTAATTATAAGTTCCCTCTTATTTTTGATGGAGCAGACTTATTAGAACTTCCTAGAATCAATATTGATGAGGTGACTAATGAGTTTATTATCCCTAATGAAACATTACAAGATATTTTAAGATATAACTCAAAAGAACTTCAAAAGAGTGGGAGTGGAATTAGAAACACTGTTCAAAAGATGTTCTATATTGATGAACAAGGTGCTATTACATTTGCTTCAGGTGCCTGTGTTACAAGTTTCAACCTTGAAAGTCCTGTAAGATTATTACTTTCTGAAAAGTTAGTTAAACTCTTCAAATTATTTACTTCTGAAAATGTTAATTTTACAATTGGATTTACTAGCATTTCTGAATCCCTAATTCAAACTAAAATTAGATTAAAGAATGATAATGTGGAACTTACTGCTATTACTAATAATGATACAGCACTTATTAATAGTGTTCCTGCAAAAGTTATTAGAAGTGTTGCCAACACTGCATACACTAATAAAGTCATCTTTAATAAGCAAGCAGTATTGGATGCTTTAGGAAGACTTTCAATTTTCTCCACAAAGAATACTGCTACACTATATACCTATTTGGAATTTACAGGTGAAGATTTACTGATTTATGATACTGCAAAAGAAAACAGTGAGAAAATTAAATTAGAGCAATCTAATGTGGAAGAGCCTTATAGTTGTATTCTCAATACTAATGACTTTAAAATTACACTTGAATCTCAAAAGGAAGAATTTGTAACTATGAGATTTGGTAATGGTAGGTCAATTGTTATTGAAAGACCAAAAATTAAGAATGTTCTTCCTGAGTGCAGAGAATAATTAAATATATGAAAGTAAATTATGGAAAGAAGTTTGAAACTGTCTTTGCATCTAATTGGAAGAAAGCATTCCCTGGAACTTTAGTTGAAAGACTTCAAGATAATATGTCAGGATACTATGGAGTATCTAATCCTTGTGACTTTATATGCTTTCCAGGAAAACATTTGTTTATGCTAGAAGTGAAGTCTCATTATGGAAATACTCTTCCTTGGGATTCCTTTAGGCAGGCTGATAAGTTAGTTAAATACATTGGAATGCCTAATGTAATAGCAGGTGCAATTATCTGGTTTATAGACCATGATAGGGTGATATTTGTACCTATAGAAACATGTAAAAAAATGAAAGAAGATGGGCAAAAGTCCATTAATATTAATAAATTAGATAATTATAAGTATTTAGAAATTCCTTCAGTGAAGAAGAGAGTATTTCTAGAAAGTGATTATACAGTAATGGAGGCCAGTAAAGATGATGACTGATATTAATGAAATTCAAAAATCAATTGATAGTGTTAAAATCAATGCAGATTATTTTGAAGGACTATATTCAAATTTAGTTAAAGAAGAATGTGAAGCATTAGATGATTTAATGTCTGATATGTACATTGATTGTATTAAGAATCAAGATGATGTAACACTAGAAGTATTGGAAAAGTATTACCTAGAACTTTCCAACATGATTTACTTTATGAATGATAGAGTTGAGAAACTTGGAGTCATGGCAGATATGGCTAAAAGTGCTTACAATGTAGTGCACAATAACAAACTCATTGAAGCATCTGAGGTTAAAGATGATAAAGGCAAGACAAGAGC